GGTGGGCGAATTACCCTTTCTTTGGACTTAGCATTTGAAAGACAATGGAATGATTCTCAAAGAGGAACATTACCTTCTCTTTCTCTTGATTATATTGGTGAAACGGTTCTCGATAAAAAGAAATTAGTATCGGAAAAGTTTCCTGATACTAACGAATTTTATCGAAGGGCTTGGCTTGAAGATACAGAAACATATCTTCAATATGCTTTGAGAGACGTTGAATTGATGGTTGAAATTGATGAAACTAATTTTTGTAGTGAAGCAATCCTTTCTCTTCAACGATTACTGAAAGCACCATTTGATGCTTGTTTTTATGCGAGCCATATGGGTTCTATTTACTTTATGCGAAACGCTTGGTGGAAAGCACCAACAGGTAATAAAGTAGATAAAAGACAGGAATATGAAGGGGCTATGATTTATGACCCATTAAGTGAAGGAACAAATGGATTACATCTTAATGTAGCCGCTTTTGATTTTGCTGGTCTATATCCTTCAATGATGATTGCAAGAAATATTTCATGGGAAACTAAATCTGAAGAACCAACGGAGTTTGCAGTAAATATTCTTACTCCGAGAGACTTTAGCGAAACATCGAGAGAGCAAATGCTTTACTATAAAACAGATAAATTAGGTCTTTTACCGAGAGCAGTTCTCGAATTGAAAGAGTTAAGGAATGAATATAAGCGTTTGATGCGAGAAGCAAGAGAATCAAACAATAGCGAGTATGCTAAGTGGTATAACAATCAAATGGCAGTAAAGCGATTAATGGCTTCTTTTTATGGCATTGTTGCCTTTCAAGGATTTGGATGGGCTGATGTAGATTTAGCCGCTTCTATTACTGCAAGTGCAAGAGAAGCAATTCGTTTGGCTGCTTTTGCTGCAAAGGAGATGGAATAAATGGGATGTATTTATTTTGTTAAACATAAGGGATTAGACCCTATTAAAATAGGAATGTCTAACTACAATAATCCTTTTCATAGGATAGGAGATATGGAAACTGCTAGTCCTTTTGGTATAGAATTATTAGGGTTTGTTAAAACTGACAATCCCCTAAAATTAGAAAAAAAATATCATTCTAAATTTAGTTCTTCACGTATCAAAGGTGAATGGTTTTCTATACCAATAGAACAAGTATATTCTATACTAGAATACCATAATGGTAAAAATGTAATATCACAACTTGCTTCCTTTATTGAAGAATTACAAATTTCTCCTAGAGAAGCACTTAAATTAATTGCGAAAAACAGAAAAGTTTTTGATTTTGATACTGATGTTCATGGTATTTTTATGAACAGTTATTCTACTTTAGTAGAAACTACTAATTCAAGTTGGGTTTCTAAAAAAGAACTAATAGACCAATATAGTAAAAAGGCTAGACTAAGTAGGGCGCAAGCATACAGACATTTTAAAAAAATAAAAAACAATTTTTTATCTTGTAGTAAAAACAGAAAAACAGTTATTAAAGCAAAGGAGATGGAATAAATGGGAAGAAGTTCAGGCAATAAAAGAATTAAGAAAAAGTTAATTCAATCTCTACAAGAAGTAAATAATCCCGATGAGTTTCAAATAGATGAAATAATTGATTTTTACAAGAGAGAACATGGTAAATATTATAAGGTGGCGAGAATAGCAAGACTTCTAAAGCCATATGCTGACCCTGTTGGAAGTAGTTCAAGGACTAAATATTGGGTAATAAAAGATAAATGGAGGTATATTTATGAAAAAGAAAATTGTAACAATTGAAGTATCTTACGATACAGAAGAAACATGGGATATTACTTTACAAGAAGTAAAAGAACTATTTCAGATGATGAATAATCTCAAAAGGAATGCTATTATAATTACAGTAAGTGATGTATATGATGATGGACAGGACGAATGAGTTATTAGAAGAATTGCTGGCTATGATAGCAAAATCAAATAAGATATTGATGATGGTAAATATCGTGAACATAGCAACCATTATAACAATAATTACGGTGGTAATATGAGTAAAGAATTAAAAGAATTAAAAGCAGAAGTAAGTAACTTAAAGGCAAAGGTAACTAGGTTAGAGAATGAATTAAATCTTCTCTATGAAGAGAACATTACATTTTCTGATGTAATTGCCGATATTAAACAAATCAAACAAGAATTGATGCAATATACTGATGGTAAACTACACTTTGAAAACGCATGGTGATACTATGAAAGTAGTTTATGGTCATACAGATTCTATCTATGTTCAGATAGATTCAGTAGAAGAAGCACAGAAATCAATCAAAGAGATTGAATCGAAAGTGCGAGAACATTTTCCCAATGTAATGGAATTAGACAATCATCCTGTTGTTCTTGAGTTTGAAAAGTATTATTCAGCATTAGGTGTTGGAACAACTAAAAACAGAAACGCAGGACTAGTATCTTGGGAAGATGGAGAATGGTTAGAAAAGCCAAAGTTCAGTATGACTGGATTTACGGCAAAGCGTGTTAGTGAAACCAAATTAGCAAAACAAGTGCAAACTGAAACTCTCAAAATGTGGGTTGAAGGCAAAACTCAACAACAGATTGTTCGTTATTTGCACAATGAATATGGAACTGTTCTTAATAACAGAATGCCCCTTGACCTTTTCATTAAGAGAAGCCGTCTAAGAGAAAATAGATTCATGGTGAAATGCCCCGAATGTAATACAAAGTATCATGTTCGTGATTGTATTAACTTGAAACATAAGGTATGTGAAAAGTGTGCA